ATCGGTATAAAGAAAATAATCACCGTCTTTAATAGTTCCTGCACAGAACATTTCTCCTATTTGTTCTAACTGTTTACTTTTGTAAACATTAGTACCACCAAAGTTGAGGAAAGCCCCGGGCGTTGTAGCCTGAGGAGTATTTCCACCGCTGATTACAGTTACTTGCTGATTTGTAGCTCGTTGCAGTTGTTGTGGAAGATGTTCTTTCCATTGCTTAGTATAGCGTGTGTCAACTGCTTCGATGTCTACAATATAAATCATTTTTTAAAATTCCTACGTTTGTTATTACGCGGTTTAACTCTGCCTGTCTTTTGGAACTGTTGATATTGTTCCCAAACAGTATCGCCTTTCTTATACAAACACTTTTCGTTAAAAACAAAACCTTCAAATCTGCAAAAATCTTTGAATGATTCAAGATCCGCAAATACCTTATTATAAGCTTCACGATTGAATTCGATTGCCATTTTAAATTCCTTATACACTTTTTGGATTTGGATAAAATATTGAACAGCCATTTTCGCCATCTTCGGCGACATCAATTTCAACAAAGCGGCCTGGGTACTTTGCAGAAATCTTTTCATACAATTCGTCAGCGATCATCTCGCACGATTTGTAATCTAAAAGGAGCACTTCACTGTCGGTTGAGCTCGCTCCCGTACTTCCTTCACTATCTGTTCCTGTAGAGTTTGATTGTCCTGAGTAGAGTCTTTCGAGCCAGCGTTTGAATTGGATGAATTCGATATCCCTATCGTCGTGGAACACTTCGATACGCACCCTGAAATGAAAAATGTGACGATGAGGATAGCCAAGAAACGACACGTCATCCCAACCACCTGTTGCCAATTTTGGATCATCTATTGCTGCCGGATACTTGTGTATCCCCTCCTTACGAAAAGTTACCCATATGGATCTATTTACCTTATTCTGCATGTAATTTACTTTGTCTTCTTCACGCATCATTCTTAACATACCTTCATAGTAACGTTCTTGTGTCATTATAATATACTACCTTTCAATGGGTTTGTCAAGACCATATTTGCTCCAATCTGTGAACTTTTCTCTGTCCATCAAATCGTGCAAACTATGACACCAAACACCTGGGTTAGTTGCCTTAAAATCTACATCATCAATTTTAACCATTGTATTGTAGTTCCAAAGTTTCGTGTAAGGCAATGGAACACGAATTTGTGGGATAAAATTATCATATTCGCAAAGAGCTCCATCATGAAATTCTTTACAAGCATCAAGCGGAATATCAAGGCTTACAAGATATCCTTTATCAAGCACAGGCTGTATCATCTGTTCCCAATCTTCCCAATCATCTGTTTTATGAGGATTGTAAGAATGATTAGCACCAAAGAAAATGTGTTTACAGTTGTTCTTTTCAGCCATTTCTACAATAGTATCAGGATTTTCAAACCCTACAATAAATAGAGTTTGCATACCATATGCAGGAGTTTTTTCAACTTCTACGCCTACAAAGTAACGTACATCTGCAGATTCACCTGTTTCGTAATTTCTATTCATTTTTTAGTTGATCCTTTAGAGCAAGTTTTTGTTTTTTTAATTCAACAAGATTTATTTTGTGATTATAAGAACGATCTCTTAAGCGTTCTTTTTCTACTTCTTCAACTTTATTATGCAGATAATCGTGCATATTTTTTAATCTATTTGAATTTTTAGATTTACGTCCTGTTGCCATTTTTATACCTCCTCGAATAGATTAGCAAACTGTGTGCTTGCGTTTACTGTTTTCTTTCCTGTTGCTCCTCTAGTGCCAATAATTGACATCCAGAATCTTGAAAACTCTTCGATTACAGCGTTCGCTTCGTCTCTGCTGTCTGTTGCGAATATTGCTTCAACAACATCTCTAAAAAATAACCTGTCAAAGGACTCGTCCACAAGCATCGCTGGATAAGTTCCGCTGTCGTATTGCCTGTTGGCTTCTTGTACTGCATCTATGTGACTCCAAACATTGTGTGCCATCTGTATAGCGTATGAAAAACTATCCCAAGAAGTTTTACCTTCTTTGCCTATTTTATTTAGATCACCTGGCGCATAGATGCACACATCTTTGGCCATTAATCCTTGCGTTATTGGTGAATCTTTGAAACTACTGTGTTTGCCTTCTCTTACAAAAGCCTGTCCAAACGGTGTTGTGTCTTGTGCAAGTGCCTTATCATCGATGCTCGGAACCATTCGATACACCCACTTAGTTCTGTCTTGAGTTTCAAGTTCACAGTAGATCTGTCCATTAGCGGTTGCGAGGAAAGGCGAAGCACAATCAAATGTGATAGTAAAGTTTTCATTGTGATATTTCCTTACGGCACGTTGTATGTCTGTTAGTAGAGTAGCCCATTCAAGTTTTGAAGTACCCAAGAAGTGCATAAAGTCGTGTATGCCTTTTTCAAGTAATCCGTCAAAACGTAGTGCTACTAATCTTTTTAGCACAAGATGAACATCACACATATTCTGACCACCCATACTCCAACCATTAAAATGTGTGTCAGGATATACTTTAGGATCACAGTAGTCTTTCATCTGCTGATACCAATCTTCTGCGTCAGCGTGATTTTCACCTTGTAGTACATTTAAGAACTTACAAGCACCACTTCTATTGTTCATAAAATAGTCATTGTTAATACGTGTAGCGTTAACAGCGTCTTGATAATTATTAATGCCAGTTGCTTTTTGTCCAGCAGGAGAACGTGCAACCCAAGCCGGAATATCAAGGATCATACCATAGTCCATATAAGCATCCATCCACGCAAGTACTTGCTCACGTTTCTTTTGTGCTTTAGGACAGTTAGGATCTTTCCAATCACCTTCCCAAACACCTTTACCAATTTGGAAACCACCTGAATCACCTAATAACCAACTTGTTTCTCGATTTCTATCTCGAACCATATCTTCTTTAGGTGCATCTTTATTAATGTCTAGTTCAGCATGTCCTGCGGAATACAAACTCCATTGATATTGAAATAAAGTTTTATCTCTATTCAACCAGTTAATGCTTTCTACACCATTAGTAAAATGTTTGGGAATACGATTGTAATCCACGTATTCTTCTCTGCGTTGCTTGCCTACAAATGTAGCATAAAAGCCACTTAGTGCGGGCAAGAATATTGCATAATCTTTTTGAGTTGCAGTTAAATCACTGTTCATCTATTTTTTCATCTCCGACATTGCAATCCATACTGCACCAATTATAATAATTGCAAGTATTGAACCGGCTGTTACTGCTTCTTGCATATTACTTGCTTTGTGCTGGCAGGATATAATCATACTTGACCATACCGCTGTCTACTGTAATCTGCATAGCACCTTGATCCGAAATGCTAACAGTTTTATCACCATCTAAACCTAAGATTGACTGTACCTGTGCTACCGGCCAACTCCAAGTATGTGTAAGTGTTCCTTCGATACTGTGTTGGAATACAAACTCACCTGCGTGTGTGCTTGCATCACCAAAACTAAAAACTAAGTTGTTATCTTTAGTCATTACATTAAATGTAGGCTCTTCTGAATGTGCCGCACTCATAAGTTTCATACGTGCAATACTTGCAACACTTGGACTAAATGTTACGTTCCAAGTTGCACCTTTGAATTTAACTGTTTTAAGTTTTTCATCAATAATTGCTTGATTCATAAAGCGATAATCGTTTTGGAAATCGCCTGCACTATTTTCAAAGTGAATATGTGTAGGGATAGTTTCACCGTTACGATCTGCTTTTACTACATCAATTTTTGCATCCTTTTGATATTCAGGATTCTTTAAGTGTAGTGCAAGTTTATCTAAGTTTGGCATACCAAACGTACCAGTAAATTCTGATACTGGGTTATTTGTATTTGCACTCAATATTACAGAACGATCTTCTGCCATTGAGTCAATACTTGTATCTGCATCGTTAGTTACTTTGACTAAGTTTAAAAATCCTAGTGCATGTGTATGTGCTACGATGTCTTGTAAGATGTCTTTCATGTGGGTTCTCCTATTTCAAGTTTTATTATATTATCATTAGACGCATATGTCAAGTATTTTTCTATAGAATATTTAGGTTTAAAGCCCAAACTTCTAATTTTTTCCATATTTGCACAGGTCCATTGTCGTTCATATGGTGTATTTAGGCGGACAGGAAGATCTGGAGCAAAGTCTGATACCTTATAAGGATGTCCTGTACCAATATCAATTGTTCCTGTATACCTACTTTTAATACAAAGTTCTATAGCATCACATAAATCATCAATGTGTATAAAATCTCTGTAATGGTTTGTTGTATATTCTAGTTCTTTGTCTATAAGTTTTTGTAAAAACATTCCTTTTCGCGGAGTGCTAGAATATACTGTATGGAAACGCATGCCTAAATTATTAACATATCGTTCTGCGGCTTCTTCCATACAAAATTTACTTGCCGCATAAGGGTTCAAATCGGGCTCATAGGCGCTACTAGAGCTTGCATAAAGCACTCTAGTATCAGGATAACGTTCAAACAAGCGTTTACTTACTTCTACATTATTACGCCAGTATCCTGCAGGATCGTTAATGCTTTCACGTACTCCGCTTTTACCTGCTAAGTGTATAATTAAATCAAATTCTTCTTTTAAATCACAAGTCAAAAGATCCTGAGAATTATTAAGTTTATCTCTATCCCAGCCGTCTTCCAAGTCAATTCCAACAACACTGTGATGTTTTCTCAGTCTTTGTAATAAATGGCTTCCTATAAATCCTCTATGACCTGTAAGCATTATATGCATTTTAACTTCTCCCAAGTATCTTGCCAGCCAGTAACTTCTATACATTCATTGTTGTAGTAATCATCCCAAAGTGCTTTTTTTAATGGATAATCATTTCCTGCTTTGTCCATTCTATCTCCAAAAAAGTAAATTTTTTCTTCGTGATTAAAATCTATAAGTATTTGGCTTTTATCATTTCCTCTAGGACTTATATCAATACCTGTTTCTCCTCCAGGTCTTGCAACTAGTTCAGGAAACTCCCAATTAAAAATTTCAGCTATGGTATTTCTTTCATTTCTTTCTTTATCATGCTTGACATACAATTTTCTTTCACCTAATGTAGCATTTCTTCCTACTACACTAAAGTTAACCATTCCTGTTCTTTCTTCAATATGTAATCCAGTTCGTAAAGGAAAACTGCTTTCTTCTAGTTGTGATAAAAGAAAAGCTCGCGTAATAGAATCTAGCCTCCATTTGTTTTTACGAATATTTTTATTACCTTGCCAAACATCGCTCCCAGAACAGTTATAAACTGTATGAGCAAGATTATAGGTATCTTCACCTATTTGTTCTACTGTTTTAGGTTTGTCACTACCGGTAACTAGGTATACAGGATTACTGCGACAAAAGTCATTAAAGAATTCTTTAAACTTAGAATCAATTACTCCTCTGCTAGGAGTAAGTGTACCATCAACATCAAATATAAATCTATTCACAAACTCGACTCCTAAGATCACTGGTGCTAAATCTATGATCTCTTTTATTATAATATAATTCTATTCCTCTACTTGCACATATTGCTCTGCCTGTGAATGTTTTATCCTTATATTCTTCTCCAAGTATACGCACATTTATGTGATACATACTTAGAATATCTTCAAGGTCTTCTTCAGTCCTGTAAGGAATAATTTCATCTACATAACTAAGTCCTTTTAGTTGAGTGTATCTTTCAACAATAGTTTGTACAGGTCTATTCTTCTCTGGCCTATCAATACTAGGATCTACTTGTAATCCGCATATAAGATAATCGCATTGTTCTTTTGCTTCCCGTAACATTTGTACATGTCCTGCATGTAACAAATCAAAAGCACTACATGTAAAACCTACTTTCAATGTTCTCTCCTACCATCAAATACGCAAACAAAATATAATTCTTCATTACCTGCGTGTACACGATGAAAGACACCGTCTTCAATTAGTACAGTATCACCTGCTTCAACATTATAAGTTACATCATCTAGTTCCATCGTTCCATAACCTTCTAGAAACATATAGACTTCTTCTTGTCCTTCATGTTTGTGTCCGCTTGTACTTTTTCGCGGATTTAATCTTGTGCTACTAACAACAAGATTTTTTAATGTAGTGTTGTCTTTTACAATATAACGTTCGTCATTCTTTACAACATTACCTTCTATACTATTGCTTTTAAATTTCATATTATCCCCCAAAATCAAATAAAGAGTTAAAAGTATTGTGTTGTTTTGTATCTTCTAATGGATAATCCAACACGCCGATTAAGTTGTCTAACTTATTATCAATAATAGTTTCTGCCATAGCCGCATCATCAAATGGCAATTCTTTAAACCAATCAGGCAAGCGTAGCTCATCTGTAGGATATGCTACACTAGTATAGCCTAGTGGGTTTTGCTTGAGCTTACAAACGATAACCTTCATACCGTCTACAATCTCTTGCGAATACTTGTCACCGTTCATACGTTTTAGTGTATTCCAGTTAATACTTGCTCGAACATGCCCAGGCATATTTGCCTTGCCTTGCTTTTGCTCTAGTCGCTGATAGTGTCCAATCTTGTTTGCACGTTTGGGTGAACCTTTTTCCCACCCTGGACGTTCTGAAAACTCTTTTCTAAATTCTGTAATACGTTTTAATACTTCTTCTTGAGGCTTATCAGTTAATACCATAAGTAGAATTTCGCTTAAAAACTCTTGCATAAACACAGGAGTGTCTGATCTACGCAAGTCTAAACCCATTGCTTTTACTTTGCCTGGCTTGCCTTCTGTATCTGAACGGAAACCTTCTACATCATACACTAGTGCCGCATAACGTTTCTTAGTGATGTACAAACCCGACTCAGCAACAATTTCTCTACCTGCCGCAATAACTTCTGCACGACTAGGCGGACAATGAAATGCTTTACCCATAAACTTTGTAAATGTACTGTTTGCTTCTTCTGCAACTTGATCATACAATGTAATTACGTTTTCTTTAGTCCAAGGTATTTGTCCTGCTTTAATCTGTTCTTCAAGTATAGGATATGCACTAAAGTACACAGAGTCTGTATCACCATAAATAACACTCTTACCTACATGGTCATATGTTCCTGTAATAACCTTGTTTACTTCGGCACTCATATGCTTAACAATAGTTCTACCAGTAAGTGTAGTTGACTGACCTATGCGTTTATCAAAGAACCTACAGCCTGGGTTTAGAATAGCACCATACAAACTGTTCAAGTTAATCTTTTTAACAAGTTGTCTTTTATCCCAAAATACAATCTCTGCTTCGTTGCCTGCATCTTTTGCCTTCTTTAACATCTTTTGTAGATCTTTACGTTCAGCATACCAACGTTTTAAAATACCAGGAATAACACCTTCAAACTCATTAGTAAAAATTGTACCATTTGAGCTTAACATCCAAGGTCGGTTACTGTCAAAAATAAGTTTGTAAATTTCGGCACCACTTAGTACATCGCTTTGTCCGTTTTCCCAATCGACTGTTAAAGAAATATCTCTACGTTTTTCCATAACTGCTTCGTATTCTTCTGTGCTAAAGCGTCCTTCCCAAGACCCTGCAAAGCTCTTTTTCTTAAGGCCCATATCTTCTTCGACTCTTGCTTCACTTATCTCTGGTCGAATTTGTCCTACAATAGTTTCTGGAGCCATATTCAATGCTCTAATCACACTAGGATACAGACTGTTCAAGTCCATTGATCCAATCCATTTGTGTAATCCTTTTTTAGGAAATGCAACATAAGCACCAGCGGCCGCTGTATTTTCGTCATCACGCTTTGGACGATTAGGAACTTGTAGTCCTCTGTGATGTGCTTCGTTTACGATTGCTTGTTCTGTAACTGCAACAGCACCCATTGTGGTCTGTAGCAAAACAGTATTTGCGTGTGCAAGTTCATTACTAAGATCAATAAATCTTAGTTTTTTGTCCAGCTTGTCCAGTAGTGCGGTATCTTGTATGTTGTATTCGATGAACTTTCTAAAGTCATTGTTGTACAACTGGTCCAAAGTACCTTCATAAGGGACTTTGTTTTCACCAACTTCGATCTCACCAATGGCATCAAGCCTGTATGTGTGTCTTTCTTCATATGTGTATTTACGATATAATTCCAAACTATCTAAATGCACTCTGCCTACTAGGTCATAGGTTTCAGCTGATTTCCCGTACTTTTCATATTCACGCTTCTTAGGAAGTTGTCCCCACAAGCAGAATCTACGTGTGTCATCTTTGCTTAGTACACGGCTAGTTCTGTTTACAGTATACGGAATATCATAACCTTCACTGTTCCAACCTGACAAAATATCTGCGTCTTCAATTAGTGTTAAGAAAGTGTCAATCATTTCACCTTCTTTTTCAAACAGCATCACATTGTCAATGCCTTCAAGTTCTTTCTTGGCTTGCTCCATTGTAAGTGTTTTAGGAGGAACTGCTAAACATACCATTGTTTCCATCCACTGTAAGTATACAGAGATAGATGTAATTGGCATAAATGGATCACTAGGATCAGCAAAGCCTCGTTCCGGATCAAAGTCCGTCTCAATATCGAAAAATGCAATGTTTAGTTTAGGAGCGTCTTGATTAAGATAGTTCTCACTTAGACATTGAAAGATTGGATTGATGTCACTTTCAAAAAGTTCTTTGCCTTTGTTGATTGCTACTTCTTTTCGAAAGTCTTTTGTATTCTTACATACAATGCGTGTTAGAGGATCACCATACACACTCTTGTGTTTACCTCTAGGATCTTTGTAATAGAAAGTGTATTTTACTGGATATTCATGGTAATGTCTTTTACCATCTTTGCGTTCTACGACTCGAATGATATCAGAATCGCGATCAAATATTGCGTCTACGTAACTCATATGTCTCCTCGTTGCTTGTGGCCAACGTACCGTCTACATGCCTGCTTTTAAGCGTCTGGCGTCTTATATATAATATCATTTATGTTTCCTGCCAATACATACCTCTTAGATCTGGTAGGATCCACACGATGATGTAAAAAGCTAGGAAAGAAAACAATCATTCCTGGATATGTATTTAGATTAAACAATTCAACAGTCTTTGGAAAAGCACCATACATTGGTGTTGCTTTTTTAACGAATGTTAACGGACTACCATCATGCTCACAATCTAAATAATAAACAAAACTTGTTCTACTCACAGTGCCATGGTGATGTTCGTCTGCATAGTCGCCCTTGTCATATTCTGTATACCAAACTTCTGCATCTAAATCAAAATCTTGCTGTTGTTTGATAAAGTCTGGCACATAATCATTACGAGGGTGTGAAACGTTAGCATTGTGCCATTGCAGAATATCCATCATTAAACCGCTTAAAATTTGTTCGTGATCGATATGTGCATTCCAAGTTGTACGCCAGCCTGATAAATTACTAGGTTCATAATCTGGATTATCTGCTTTATACTTTTTAAAATAATCTATAATTACTTTGTCGTCTTGTTTTGTTCGTCCTAAGTGACCATGCCGTACAGGACAAGGATAATCAACAAATAGTGTTGATACTGTGTCATTTACTTTTGTATTACGTTGTCCTAAGGTTTTAACCATTTAATACTAGTCCTGCTACATAAATTACGGTTAGTCCTGCATTTAATACAATTAAACTTTTTTCTTTCCATAGCACGCCAATTAAAACCCATAAACTGTTACTTACAATAAAAGCAAAAATGTACCACGGGTATATATTAAATGCGGCCATTGTCGCGGCAACTAGTAGACATGCTGTACTAAACCATGCCAGCCATTGATAAGGTTTTACCACCATTGTGCCGCAACTCCGAATCCAAAAATATTTACACAGGCAAAATAAAATGTTAGTAACATCACCCAAGCCGCACCTCTACGATATGATGCGTAACATTGTGTAACACTGCCTACAAAAAATCCTGGGTATACTATCATCATATTAGGATCTCTTGCACTGATTGCAAGTGTCATGCTTGCACCAACAGTAAAAATAAAACTAACAAGCTCAAATGCAAATGCAGTTCTGTCACTTCTATAACTGTTTGACCAAAAGTCTTTTATTTTTTGCAATTACTTGTCCTTACCAACGGTAACAACAAGTGTTTCTAAGTCGTCAAACTCTTCTGCAACTCTTGACCAATCACCTTTCTGTGCAATTTTAATTGCCTTATTAATCATACTAGGCTTGATATCAAGCTCTTCTGCTACTGCCTTGACAGTTTCTTTTAGGCCTGCTTGTAAGTCTTCTACTTCTTGTAATACTGTAACACCTTCGTTTACTAGTCTTTCAAGTTTTGCTTTTTCGTCAGGACCATATACTCTATCGCTCATGATTTCTCCTTAATGTTATCTATATTATACAACAACTTAGAACAAAAGTCAACAATTATTTTGAAGAATAATAACAACTTGCATTAAACCCTACATGGACATTAACATTTTCCTGTCCGTTTTGACGTCTAAAGTGATCATTTCTTGGTTGTATACTTACTCCATACTCATTGTTCACTATTTGAACTAAATTAGTTGCTTCTTGATGCATGTGTGGTCTAGCGTCTTTAGATCCAGTTATATGATTTTTTCCTTTATATCCCTTTTCGCTAAACTTTTCTAAACTTTGGTTACCTAAAACTGTTTTGTCGATACTTGCTGATATTCTAGATGATATCTGTTTATCATTGAATAGATCTATACCGTTAGATCTAGCAATAATCATATATCCAAGAACAGTATCTAAACCTAGTGTATGATACCAATAGTCTCTATTACCACGCCAACTATTGTTTTCTATCCATCCGTCACTTTTAAAGTGTTTCTTTATAATGTGTTTACGATAGGTTATTTCTTTATTAAACAACCATGTGTCTCTAGTCCATCTTGCATATGCTAAATTGCCTATGCCTCCATTAGCCCCTGCATAAAATCCTGTACTCCAATTATTAAATGCCTGAGGTGCTATAAACCTTTTGTACATTTTATCAAAGTATGTGTTAAATTTTTCTTTCTGAGCAGGAGTTATATATTCTTCTAATACAATAGCACTAATTAACATTCCTGTTATAAACTGTGTTGCAAATTCAGGATGATGATACGCACATTTCCCATCAGGTCCTCTCCAACAACTTTTTCCTGCTACGTCATTCCAGTTTTCCCAATCATAAAATAATTGTGTGTCAGCCGCTTTTTCAATAATTGCAAGTATTTTTTGTGCATCGTCGTTATTTTTTTCACTTGCAACAGTATATGACATATCTAAAGTACGTAATACTCTGTCACCTATATAATTCCACTTCACCGTGAGTGAATTACTATTGTACAACTGATCCGGTTGTATTCCAATTAGTCCTTGTATGAAATCTAAATTTTCTTGATTAACATTACTAGCACCACAACTTTTTACTTCGTCAACAAAAAAGTCCTCAGCAAATACCATAGGCTCTGCAAATGTTTTATTACTTGTGTTAATAGGAAAATTGCTTGTGTTTACACTACAAGCAGATAGTAAAAATGTAGCTAAGACTAAAATATATTTCATAATACTCACACTTAATGTTTAAGTTTGTATTATAGAGTAAAATATTAATAAAGTCAATCTATTTTGGTAAAATAATCTAGTTTTCGGTAGTTTTCTATGCCAGAGAGATAACAAATACTTTCCCATATTCCCATTTCATGTTTGAGATCTATTGTTGTTATTTTTTCATTTTTTGATTTACACTCAAATACCAATTTACCGTGTTGGTACCATTGTATTGTACCCCATTTGTTCATTTTTTCCTGCCAAAATATTTTAGACTCTAACTTGAAATCTTTGCCTGTATCGAACCAATCATTACGAATAAACATAATTTTTTTTTCGTGATCGAATGTATTAATTGCTATATTATAGTCTTCTATATTGTGTGGTATATAATCTTGATTATCTAACCAATCAAGCTCTTTTGGTGTATGATAGACTATTGCAGGAAGAATTGGTTGTTGTTTAAAATAGGCCGCTATAAATCTATTCTTACCAGGGTTTATTTCGAAGTGTTTACCTACAGAAACAATACTTATAGCATGTTTTATATTTTCGTATAGTAACTTATGGAATACATAATATCTATTATAGCCTGTATCTATTCTTATTTTACTTAAATTCCATATTACATCATGAAATTTATGATGATTAAAATTTAAGTTTCCTTGAGATAGCCACATTATTTTACAAAAGCTCCTATTCTTCCGTGTACTTCGGGATAATCTATGTATCTGTAACCATCAGGTGCAGTAGTATCTTGGCCTTCCCATACAGGTATAAATTCAATAATATTATTATCAAAATCTTCATTGTGTCTAAGGTGTACTTCAATAAGTTTTCCGTCTATAAATTCACAATTTATAGTAGGCATATCAATAAATTGTGCAAGTATACTTGGATAAGGAACAACATCTTGAGTCTTAATCCATTTATCCCATTTTGTAAAAGTATTAGGACTTTTAAAACCTTCTACACAAAGTCTCTGAATGCCGTAGTAATAATCTACACTTAGGTGTCTACCTTCAAATATTTCACACCAGAAGTGTCCTACTGGTAGATGCATAGTTTCTTTTTCTATGTAAACTGTTTGCGTTCCTAATCCTAAGCCTAACATATTGACACAAGGCCGGACTATATAATTTCCTGGGTGAGGCACATCTAAGCCTACTGGACCGCAATTATAACCTAATTTTCTCGAAAGTATAAGTTTATCTAAAACCCAAATGTCGTTCGGATCAATGTTTTTCCATACAAAATCTTCTGCACTATCTTCATACTGACTCATCTTCTTCGTCCAGTGTTTTGTATGCCCATTCGTCTGTGTGTCCTACACTCCATTTTGGTGTATTTTCTACTGTGTAATTTTGTGTGCATACCTTAAAGTCAGGCATTTTTCGTTCAGGATGAACTAGGCTCTGGTCAGTAAATATTACTCTGTTGTTTGGTTGTGCGGCAAATTGTCCGTTGTTTAATTTTATTATATTAAATGATTTGTGTTCAGGATCTTCTTCAGAAAAGTTTGTGTCTAGTACACCTTTATCTCTGTGTGCGTTGTCTATTGTGAATAGATATTCACCTTTGTGCATACGTTTATCTTTACCAAAGAACTCACAATCTGCTAACATGCTTTTTTTGATAACTGTTATATCATAATCAAAACAATCCCATATTTGTAGATGATCTAGTGGCAGTTGATTTTCTTTGTCATAGTCTTCTTTCCAGACAAATGCACTTATAGGAAGTTTGTCAAATAATGCACCATAGTCAGTTAGTAGTGTTTCAAAATATAGTGCTTTGCCCATTGTACTTTTAACAGTAATCCAATAGCCAGGTGTAAGCTCTCCATGACCTTTTTCTAAATCATAGAGATATTCTTTTTTAACGTATACTGGAATTACTGGAAGGTTATGGACTAAAAAAGCCATCTACTTCTTCTTTGCCATGTTAGTAGCAATCGCGTAGATAGCGCCTTCTGGATCCATTCCTTTCTCTTTAGCCCATTTACCTATTGACTTTTTTGCTTTGGGCTTGTCTTTGATTTTGTCTGCCGTCTTGTGGGCTTGCTTGATTGTTTTCTTGTCTAGTTCAAAAGTCTTTTTTTTTGACTCTAATTTAGCGGCAAGTGATTCTTTGTAAGGATCTATTGAGTTTTTATTAACACGACTTTCATCATATTTAGGATCACCTGACATCTGTCCTTGAACTCTGTCCCAAATGTGAGCATATTTTTCGCCATGTGTTTTGATGAATTCTTCTTTGCTCATTTGTGCCGCATCGTCTTCCATCTCAATTTTTAGATTTCCAACGCCGCCTTCTTTAACTTCTTTCTTTTTGGCTTCTTTTACTGCTTCAAATGCGTTCTCATAATCCATATGATGATAAACAGAAGCCATATAATCGGCGGCTTTTGTAATTTTTGCTTGAACCCAGCCTTCTAAACCTTCTTGCTCAGAAACACCTTTTAACATGTCATGTAATTTAATTGCATATTTTGCAACTTTATAAAGCTCTGCACGAGCCATTTGTACTTCATGATCTGCTTCAGCTTTATAAGCTAGATCAGCTAAACCTTTTTCTAATAACTGTTTTTCTTTCATAGTATTATTCCTTGCAAGTATTTATCTTTTTGCTACTTTGCCGCCAAAGAAACTATCATTAGCATCTAGTGCATTTACTACTGTTCCGTCACTGTTTTTCTTAGATTTTTTCTTAGGAACACCGTTTTTATCACGAGGTATTTGCCCAT